TGCAGGGTCGTCCAATTGGCGGAACAACTGTTGTTGGTGGTGAAACAATCAACAACTTCCTACTTGCAAATTACATTATCGATAATATCTGCGAAGTTCGTAAGGATTGTATCGCTCTTATCTCGCCAGATAAGTCAAAGGTTCTTAACAACGTTGGTAACGAAGCATTGAGCTTGAAGAACTGGAGAGGCGCTATCCGTAACACCTCTTATGCGGTTCTTGATTCTGGATATAAGTACCAATACGATCGTTACAACGACATTTATCGTTGGATTCCTTTGAATGGTGATATTGCTGGTCTATGTGTACGCACTGATAGCACTAACGACGCATGGTGGTCTCCAGCTGGTTTCAACCGTGGTAATATTAAGAATGTTGTAAAGCTTTCTTGGAATCCTCGTAAAGCTGAACGTGATGTTCTTTATAGCAACGGAATCAACCCAGTTGTAACATTCCCAGGTCAGGGAACTGTGTTGTTTGGTGACAAGACATTACAAGCCAAGCCTTCTGCCTTTGACAGAATAAACGTTCGTAGATTGTTCATTGTTCTAGAAAAAGCTATCTCTACTGCCGCTAAGTTCTCTCTATTCGAGTTCAACGATGCGTTCACTAGAGCACAGTTCAAGAACCTTGTAACTCCTTACCTACGTAACATTCAGGGTCGTCGCGGTATTACTGATTTCTTGGTAGTTTGCGATGACACTAATAATACTCCAGCGATTATTGATTCGAACCAGTTTGTTGGTGATATCTACATTAAGCCAGCAAGAAGCATCAACTTTATCCAGTTGAACTTCGTCGCTGTTGGAACTGGCGTTCAATTCTCCGAAGTTGTCGGCAAGTTCTAATAAATAGATGAAAGCTCAAAAGGAGTAAAAATAGATGCCATTTAATATTAGCGCATTCAAGTCAAACGGTCTGGTATACGGTGGTGCCAGACCATCTCTATTCAATGTGTTCATGTCTGTCCCACCTGGAATCGGTATTGATAATGTGTCAAAGGATAAGTTCCGTTTTGTTTGTAGAACAGCGGAAATTCCTGAATCTTCAGTTTCTGTAATCGAAGTTCCTTATTTTGGACGTAAAATCAAGGTAGCTGGCGAAAGAGCGTTTGCTGATTGGTCTGTTTCGGTGTTAAACGATGAAGACTTCTCAGTGCGTTCGATGTTCGAAACTTGGTCAAATGCTATCAATCGTTTAGTTTCTAACGTTCGTGACCCAGCAATTGCGACTGAAAACTACAAGGTTGACCTTGATATCATTCAGTATGGTAAGGATGGTTCAACAATCAGATCTTATCAGCTTATCGGTGCTTTCCCAACAGGAATTGGTGCTATTGGTCTCAACTGGGACTCTGCTAATGCTATCGAAGAGTTCAGCGTAAACTTTGCTTACGATTATTGGATTCCGCTCGTAGAAACTTCTGATAAGAAAGCTGGTGGCGTTAACACTTATGGTGATGCTGCCCAGCAAGATGGTCCTAACGGTCCAACGTAATCTATTCAATTGAATAATGATAAGGGGGGAACTCAATTTCCCCCCAATTTGGAGAAATAAATGGAATTATTTGGATTCGAGTTTAAAAGAAAAGAAGAAAAACCGTTAGTTTCTTTTTCGGCAACGAAAGATACTGATGATGGCGCATTAGTAATTTCGGCTGGTGGTGCTTATGGCACTTATGTCGACCTTGATGGTACAGTAAGATCAGAAGCAGATTTAGTTACCAAATATCGTGAAATGGCTTTAAATCCAGAATGCGATTCAGCAATTGATGAAATTGTCAACGAATCAATAGCTATTGATGATAAAAACTTAGTAAAAATTATTGTTGATGATTTAAAAGTTTCAGATCAGTTAAAGAAAATTATTAGAGAAGAATTTGATAACTGTTTAAAGATCATTGAATTTAACAAGTATGCATACGAAATTTATCGTCGTTGGTACATCGATGGTCGTTTATATTATCATGTGTTGATTGACGACAAAAATCCAAAAGACGGCATTAAAGAATTAAGATATATTGACCCTCGTAAAATCCGTAAAGTGCGAGAAGTACAGAAGAAAAGATCAGCGCAAAATACTACTGAAATTGCTGTCACTAAAGTAGTTAACGAATACTACATTTTCAATGATAAAGGTTTCAATTACGGAAACAAAACAGTTGGTCCTAATACCACTGGTTTAAAAATTTCTAGAGACTCTATTGTGCACGTTGTATCTGGTTTAACTGATAACCAAGGCACAATGGTTCTTTCTTATTTACATAAAGCAATTAAAGCTTTAAATCAGCTGAGCACTCTTGAAGACGCTTTGGTTATTTACCGCCTCGCACGTGCGCCCGAGCGCAGAATTTGGTACATCGATGTTGGTAACTTACCAAAAATGAAGGCTGAGCAGTACGTTCGCGAAATTATGGTTAAGCATAAAAACCGTTTGATCTATGATGCTGCTACTGGTCAAGTTAGAGACGATCGTAAGTTCATGACTATGTTGGAAGATTATTGGCTTCCTCGCCGCGAAGGTGGTCGTGGCACAGAAGTTACTACCCTTCCGGGTGGCCAGAACCTTGGCCAGATGGACGACGTACTATATTTCCAAAAGAAATTTTTACAAACACTAAACGTTCCAGTAAGCAGATTAAATTCTGACGCACTATTTTCTATTGGTCGTGCTACAGAAATTACTCGTGACGAATTGAAGTTTGAACGTTTCATCACTCGTTTAAGATCTCGTTTCTCGCATCTGTTTGTAAAGATGTTAGAAAAGCAATTGATTTTAAAAGGCATCTTAACTGTTGAGGAATGGCAAGTAATACAAAATCAAATTCGTTTTGATTTCGCTAAGGACAATTACTTTGCCGAGCTTAAGAAAGCTGAGATTCTTCAAAACCGCATTTCTCAAACTCGTGATTTGCAAGATATGGCTGGTAAATACGTTTCTCATAACTGGATTCGTAAGAACGTTATGCAGCAGTCTGAAGAAGAAATAGAAATGCAAGATGCATATATTAACGACGAAATGCAATCTGGCGATCCACGTTGGATTAATCCGTTAGTTATGCAAAACGAACAAATGTTGCAGCAAGATCAAGCTGGTGCGCAAGACCAACAAGGCGAACAACAGCCTGAAGATGATGAAACAAGACAAAAAATGGAACAAGTTAGACAGGCTATGATTACTGTTGAACAAATGAAAGAAAAGGGTGTACAAAACAGATCAACTCAAGAACAGTCAGCATATAAGGCTGCAGTACAGTTGGTTGCTAAGAACCCTGAAATCGCTCAACGTATAGGCGCAGTTAAGTAAAGGATGATATAAATGGTAGAAGATAATAAATATGATTTGACCGATTTAGTTGTTTCTGCAATTGAACAGAAGCCATTAGATTTTGAATCAGCATTCAACGATCTTATTGTTGATAGAATTCGTGGCGCTGTTGAACAAAAGAAAATTGATATAGCTCAACAGATGTATGGATATGAGCCTGAAGAACAGTATGATGACGCCGAAACAGAAGAAGATATAGAAGATAATTCAGAGGAAGAATTTAATGGCGAAGAGTCTTAACGATATTTTACAACGTTATAGCGACGTTATTTTAGGCAAACTACCGCCTTCGAAAATCGAATCATTAACTACTGGCGAAAATCCAGGAGTTGATTATGCAGATAAAATGAAGGATGGTCGCGATTTCATTGCTCAACATTCAGTTGAAAAACATCCTGATCGTAACGGAAACGGCGATGATGTATTTAAAGGTTCAACTAAGAAAGCCGAGATGGAACGTCATGGCCATGAACCAAAGCCAAAGGACATTCAGGTTTATAACAAGACCCAGCAGGTTTCTGAAGAAAAAGAAGATATGTCTGGCAAAACTTGTAAGAAATGCAAAAAAGGCAAATATGTAGAAACATCTCAGCACGACGACATGAAAGGTGTTTTACATTGTTCAAAGTGTGGATCGGGTACTAAGCGTTGGGCGCTTAAAGAAGCCAAGGACGAAAGAGAATATGGCTACGAAGGCGATATGGCTATCACTCAGTTAAAAACTATTTGCCGTAATGCCGAACATTTAATGAAGATGATGAAGCCTGACACTGATTTGCCAGAGTGGGTGCAGTCAAAGATTACTAAGGCTGAAGATTATATCTCGACTGCTCACGATTATCTAATGTCAGAAATGAATGAAGAAGCCCTTGATGAAGCAAAGTGCAACATGACTGAAGCAGGTAAGATGTGTGAAGTTCATGGTATGAAGGCTTGTACAAAAGAAGACAATGAATCAGCTTCGGATAAAGAACCACGTTATAATGGTAAGAAAAAAGAAGGTCGTCAGCTAATCACTGATAAGAAGCTTCAAGAAATGGCAGCTTCACAAAATCAGGCAATCGCTGCTCGTATTGCTTTACAGCATAAGCGCGAAGGAACTATGCCTCCAAAGGGAACTGCTTCTTACTCAATGATGGACATGTCAGAAAAGCAATTACACGATTATACTAAAGCTAAAAAAGGCGCTCCTGATAAAGTTGTAGAGTCACTTTCTGATCAGCGTTCAGCAAAAGCAACTGCTTCTGAAAAAGCAAGAGAAAAAATTACCGCTGCTTTAGAAAAAAGAAAGTTAGCTAAAATGAAAATGGAACAATCTGCTCCTGCCGAAACAGTTATAAGAATGCCAAGTGGGGAAGTTGGAGACACAGGAAGGGTATAATGATTTACAAATTTTCAAATACGGAAATTGTTGTTACAACAGCAAATACAGTTTATGACAATCCGCTTATAAGACTGACTAATCCAACTACAGCGGTTGTTAATGTTACTATTTCAGTTAATTCCACTGCCAACTTATATTCTTTTAGTATACTTGGTAATTCGGAGATAGTAATTGAAAAAGGACCAACTAATAGAGTTCAAGGAAGTGGTGTTTTCGCATCACCCGTAGCATACAGGTACTAAAATGAAACTTTTTACTGAGTTAGTAGAAGACGTTCAATTAATTTCCGAAGCTAAAGAAAGCGGCGGAAAAGACTATTATATTGAAGGTATTTTTCTACAAGCAAATATCAAAAACCGTAATGGAAGAATGTATCCAGTTGAAGTGTTAGAGACTGAAGTAAAGAGGTATGTTAAAGAAGTAGTTGATAAGAACAGAGCTTTTGGCGAGCTAGGTCATCCATCTGGACCTTCCATTAATTTAGATCGCGTTTCTCATATCATTACAGAATTAAATCGCGATGGTTCAAATTTTATTGGCAGAGCTAAACTTTCTAAAACTCCAATGGGTGAAATTGCTCGCGGTATTATGGAATCAGGCGGTCAATTAGGCGTTTCCTCTAGAGCCATGGGTTCTTTGAAAGAAGAAAAAGGCATGATGGTTGTTCAAAGCGATCTTCGCCTTTCAACAGCAGCTGATATCGTTGCTGATCCTTCTGCTCCAGACGCTTTTGTTAATGGTATTATGGAAGGAGTTGAATGGTTATATGACCCAATTAAAGATACTTGGTTAGAACAAAAACTACATGACACCAAGAAAAAAATCCATAACATGACAAAATCAAAGTTAGAAGAACAGAGAATGGCTATCCTAGAAGACTACATTGCTTCACTAGCTGTAAAAAATTAAAATTATATAAATAATTAAAATCACAAAGGAGAATTTTCTTATGTCAAATAGAGAAGAAATTCTAGATCAAGAAGAGCTAGAAATTGCTGATAATGTTGAAACTGTAGAAGAAGAAACATTAGCTGCTAAGTCTATTGCTCCAAAGGGCAAAGCTGCTAGCATGAACGCAGTTATGGATCTAATGAGCAAGATGTCAGGCGATGACATAAACAAGTTTGTGGCCACTATGACTCAGTTTGGTCCAAACAAGGATTATGGCGTTGGCGATAATTCAGAACAAATGAGAGCTTCTGTGGCTATGAAGCCATCTGCTGCTTCAGGAATGAGCGAAGATTTGCAGGCTATTTTTAATGGCGAAGAACTATCTGAAGAGTTTGTTGAAAAGACAACTATTCTTTTTGAAGCTGCTCTTAATGCTAGAATCATCGTTGAGACAACTCGTCTAGAAGAAGAATATGCTGTTAAGCTTGAAGAACAAGTTGCAGAAATTTCTGAAGAATTGACTAACAAGCTTGATTCATATCTAACTTATACAGTTGAAAACTGGATGAAGGAAAATGAAGTAGCTATCGAATCAACTCTAAGAAACGAGTTGATGGAAGAATTCATTGAAGGTCTAAGAAATTTATTCGCTGAGCATTACATTTCTGTTCCGCAAGAGCAGGTTAATGTTCTAGAATCCTTAGCCGATAAAGTAAATCAGTTACAGGCAAAACTAGATGAATCTATTGACAATAACAACGAACTTCGTGGTTTGTTAGTAGTTGAAGCCGCAAACAAAATTTTCTCAGAACTAGCTTCTGACTTAGTTGTTTCCCAGCAGGAAAAGTTTGCTGCTCTTGCTGAAGGAATCGAATTTGACGGCGATCTAGAAATTTACGCAAAGAAGCTTTCTATTATTAAAGAAAACTATTTTGGCGGCGAATCACAGTATTCTTCAAATATTGAAGAAGAAACTTTCGAAGGCCAAATTGCTGAATCAGTAAATCTGGACCCACAGGTTAATCGCTACGTTCAGGCAATCGCAAGAACTATTAAAAAGTAAGATTGTATAAATAATTACAAGATTATATTTCTCTAAGAAAGGAAAAATAAATGTATCTATCTGAGGAAATTCAAAACAAGTGGGCTCCAGTCCTTGACCACGACGCTTTGTCACCAATTAAGGACCAGCACCGCCGTTCTGTAACTGCTATGATGCTAGAAAACACCGAGAAGGCTCTCGTTGAATCATCTGCACATGGCCAGTACCAGACACTAAACGAAACAGTTCCAGTAAACTTCATGGGCTCTTCAAGCTCAACTGCAGGTGCTGGTGGTATTGACACTTTCGATCCAGTGCTTATTTCACTTGTTCGTCGTGCAATGCCAAATCTAATGGCCTATGATATCTGCGGCGTTCAGCCAATGACTGGTCCAACTGGTTTAATTTTCGCTATGCGTTCACGCTATAGCAACCAGACTGGTTCAGAAACATTCTACAACGAAGTTGATACTACATTCTCTTCTGTTACTTCTGGTGCTAACACCTTCGGTAACAAGTTTGTTGGTACAATTCCTGGCGCAACTAATACATCACCACTAACAGCTGTTAACACTTATAACACTGGTGCTGGTATGTCAACTGCTCAGTCAGAAGCTCTTGGTGATTTTAGTTTGGCTAATACAACTGGCGGTTCTACTGGAACTCTATACCAGTATCAGTCAAACGCTTCATTCCCACAGATGGCTTTCTCAATCGAGAAGGTTACTGTAACTGCTAACACTCGTGCTCTAAAGGCTGAGTACACTATGGAACTTGCCCAGGATCTAAAGGCAATCCATGGTCTAGACGCAGAAACTGAGCTTGCTAACATTCTTTCTACTGAAATCCTTGCAGAAATCAACCGTGAAGTTGTTCGTACTATCAACATCACTGCTGAAGCTGGTGCTCAGGAAAATACAACTACTGCTGGTGTGTTCGATCTTGACACTGACTCAAACGGTCGTTGGTCAGTTGAAAAGTTCAAGGGCTTGATGTTCCAGTTGGAACGTGAAGCTAACCAGATCGCCAAGCAGACTCGTCGTGGTAAGGGTAACATCGTTATCTGTTCTTCAGACGTTGCTTCTGCTCTACAGATGGCTGGTGTTCTTGACTACGCTCCTGCTCTTAACGGTAACAATCTACAGGTAGACGATACTGGCCAGACATTCGCTGGTGTTCTAAATGGTCGCCTACGTGTTTACATCGACCCATATGCTCTAGGTGGTAACTATCTAACTGTTGGCTACAAGGGTTCTTCTGCCTTTGACGCTGGCTTGTTCTACTGCCCATACGTTCCTCTGCAGATGGTACGTGCAGTTGATCAGAATAGCTTCCAGCCAAAGATCGGCTTTAAGACTCGTTACGGCATGGTAGCAAATCCATTCGCTGAAGGTCTAACCAAGGGTAATGGTCGTGCTAACGTAATTAGCACTAACAAGTACTATCGTCGCGTTATCGTCAATAACTTGATGTAATAAGATTCGGGTTAACCGAACTACTAAGGGGAGCTTCGGCTCCCCTTTTTTATATAAATAGTAATAAAAAGGTGCGTCATGAAAACATTTAAGCAATTTACTCTTGACGAAGGTTGGAAAAATTATCTTCCTTCAATGCCTTCTATGAATGATGTTTACGCCACTGGTTTAAATTATGCAGATACTATTTCAGGCGGAACATATAAAGATTTCATAAGACCAGGCATTGATTATGCGGCAAAAAATACTATGAAACTTGCTGGTTATGGTAAGGGTACTACGTTTGAAAAAGAAAGAAAGCAAGAATACGAAAAGCTAGCCAAAGCAGAAAAAGAATCGCCAAAAGCATCAGCTATAGGTGATATTGCTGCGTATGCTACCATGATAGGAATGCCTTATTTAAGATTAAGTTTAGCTGATAAAGCAATGAAAGCTAATGAAGCAGGAGCTAAAACAGCAGCTGTTGCAAAAGGATTAAGAACAATTATAGGCAGATAAATGTCAGCAATAGATAATACACCATCAAATCGAAATTTTCTTTCTCCTCTTAATTTCAAGTTTCAAATTAAGAAGGCTCCGCACGTTAACTTCTTTATACAGAAAGTTAACATCCCCTCTATTTCTATTCCTCCGCCACAACCAAACAACCCATTTGTAAAAACACCAATTCCTGGCGAGCACGTTAATTTTGGCGATCTCACAATTACATTTAAAGTTGACGAAGAGCTAAAGAATTACCTTGAAATTTATAACTGGTTGATCGCCCTTGGTAAACCAGAAAACTTTGAACAATATAAAACTATTCAAGATCAACCTATAACTTCGGGTGATGGTATTTACTCTGATATTTCAT